CCGTTGCAACCGAAAATTCAGCTACCCTGTAGAACTCGCCTATTTCGAGTGTGGTCTTACCTGGCGCATAGAAATCGTCGCCGCTCAACGATTGGCATACGATCTTACTGAGGCCGTGCAAATATGGCCCAACAGCCACTTTGAAACGGTTCCCGCCGGCCTGTATCAGCCTAGCCGGCTTGTGGGAATTGTCAAAGCTTACTTCACTCTTCAGGAATGCACTACGGACCGTGCAGTCCTCATGAGTGAGCGGCTTGACCAGTAAGTCGTCCCTAGCAGCCTCATGTAAAGCACGGGAGCTGGGAGGAAAGCGCCTGTTCCACTCTTGGAACGGTGTTGGCTTGAACTTTTTCGCAACACTGGGAAATAGAAGCTTCATGTGTTTCCGTACATAACCTTCGAACTCTTCGAAGGCGGCTGGGTTAACCTCAGCCACAGGCGCAAAGGCCCTGCCGTGTAAACTCTTACGGATGGCATCCTCATCCTGGTTGAATACGATAGGCGGTGTCACAACGTCTTGACTCGCATAGTTGTGCACTGCCCTACCGTCACGACGTGACACTTCGTGTTCGCCCCAGATTTTCACGCGTCCACCGCCACCTGAACCGCTCGACGTCCCCGAGGTAGTTGAGTCAGCGCACAAAAGCGCTTCCCTCTCCTCCGGGGGAGTGTCAGAGTCCAGGGGTTGAGTGTCAGCGACAAGCTCAGGCATGACCCTAGTAATCTGGGGTGGGGATGAGCCGCAACAGACTATCCAGTTTCGAACACGAATTAACCAATGTTGGCGCGAGTTAAGGTCGATGTTAGAGCGCCGCGTAACATCAGCCGCGTACCTTCGTTTCAATTTCTCGTGATTAGCTAAGACATAGCTAACGCTAATGCCTAGGGTATCCAAATAATTGTACGAATTGGTTCGCGACCGCCATGTCTTCAAGAACAGTTCTGCCTGTTGAAACAGTGCTGCTTCTAGATTTTTGTTTGTAATGAAAGCGGTTGCAAACAGTTTATTGATGAGCGCCAAAGGCACTGCTGTCCCACATTCCAAGACAACAACGTCGTTGGCGGCCTTGTCGCGCACTAAGTCGCACCACATTTTCGTACCGTTCCCCATAACCGGGTAATCGCGAGGCAATAGCAATCGCGAATAATTGGCTGAATATATGTGCGTCGTGCCGACACTAGTCATCTTGTTAAAGATAACTTGGCCATACCAAAAGTGGTCATACCCTCCCGCCAAAACCCAAGGGCAGGTGGAGTGGGTGTAGCCAAAAGATGCACCCTTGACACTCATCATGACATGGCTACCATGGACCTGGAACTCTGCCTCGTCATGGAACGCGCCGCCGCTCCCCACGAAATCGTGACAGACGAAGTAGAATTGCAGGTACTTCCTCGCGAGTTTCAGGACATCCAAGGGCTCAAAATAATAAATCGAATGAATCATCATGAGCTTGTCCGCATCGATACAGCGACAATCTTGTACTCGATGCTCGCAAAAATCGTGCGAACCGCCGGCACGATATTTCTTGTTACGGACGTAGTCCTGGCCCGTCAACACTGGGCAACACGAATGAACGTGGTGCCTACGGAACACCCGGTGGCGCGACACAGCGCCACCCACGTCGAGGACTCTCCCGCCGCCGCGGAAGAGGTTCACGACCATCGCCTCCGCCACCAAGCGCTCGATGTGAAGCTTGGGGTGGAGGGATTTTTTGTTTGCTCTGCCCAGGATGGTGTATCCTGGGCAGGCCTCCGCCGCCCACACAGCCAAAGGCTCGTCGACAGCAAAAGGAACGGTTAAAGTAAGTGACAT